CTTCTGACAGGTAGCGCTTAAAGCCCCGCACCTGGCTGCACATCGCGCGCAGCATTTCTGGCAGATCCGCCACGTCAAATTGATGTACGCGCCCGAATTTCTTCGCCATGCGCCCGTCAAGGATCAAAGTTTTCAGCATTTATCAGCTCCTTATGACGCACCACCCGAACAGTGCGGTCGCGGTAATATTTTCCGTATGGCACCCGGGCGGAAAGTTGCCCGGTGATATGATGCAGCATGAGATTTTCGCCGAGGTATATCGCGGCATGATTGGTCACCTGTGCCTGTACGCGCATCATGATCATGTCGCCGGGGCGAATATCCGTTGGGTCAACCTCGACAAACCCCTCTGCCTGCCAGTTATCGTCGTAGCGGTTTTCGCCCTGTTCCCACCATTCATACGGCACCGAGTAATTGCCCAGGGCAACGCCGTGCTCACGCTGGTACCACTCACGGATAAGCGACCAGCAGTCTGCAAAGCCGAGCACCCAGCGCCGCCCGGTATAATCCCTGTCTTCTCTTGGCGAGAGCGTGCAAAAATCCCCGTCAGGCCATGACATGATCCCCCACTCCACGCCGGACCAGTCGCACTGGATACGGTCGTGCTCAGAAGGTACCAGTTGCACCACGTCAGGATGCGAGTGAACGACCATGATGATTTCGCCCTGTTCCTCCGCCGCCAGCCTGTCTTCCGGCGCCAGCGTGAATGCATCTCTCGGGTTGTCTGCAATGTTGCGACATGGAATGTAGTTCTGCGCCCGTCCGGACTGCACCACGACGCCACACGCTTCATTCGGATATTCCGCTGCCACATGCTCAGCAATGGCTTTCATTAACTTTTTGCGCATGCTTATTTCCCCTGAAGGTTTGCCGCAGGGAATCCGCCGAACGATAACGGATTGCCTTCCCCGAACCTGGCCTCACAGTCAGGCAGCCGACCACCGCAGACGTCCAGCGCCGGGTTGTTCGTTGGCGTGCCGTCTTTCAGGAAATACCGGTTTCCGGCGTAATCGCAGCCGTTGCCGGTTCGGTACCAGCCACGCATGCACCATGTACAGACAGGCGTAATTTGCCGGGTGGGTAGTTGCAGGTTCTGAACATCGAAAGGTGAACACAGCTCGAAATCCACCTGCATCCGCGTTTCAGCGGTCTTGGCGTTGACGTAAAACAGCTGCACCCGCTCATCTGCCGGGCTGGCGTTCGGGTTGCCCGCTGTCCAGTTTGCTGCATCAAGGTATTTCGCCAGAGTGGTGTGGATTTTCACCTTTGCTTTGACCAGGTCGTCGTATTCCAGACACAGCGCGGTGACGTAGTTGCCGATATTCGACACGGATAGCGTGGGCGTCGGCTGTGCGCCGGTGCTGGACAACTCCATGCCCTTTAGCTCGTACGGGTACGGATCGTACTGCTGGCCCTGCCAGATGATGGCGGGAAGATTATCAACGGCGAATGCAGCCCAGCCTGCCGGATCAATGTTGTGCGCGTGAAAGCGCAGCACGGTATCCATGCCGAAAGCGGTACCGTCAATTTCAATTAGCCGGATAAGCTGGCCCGGCTCCAGTTGCTGGATGTCACCTGAAAAACTCATATAAGGCCCATAAAAAAGGCCGCATAAGCGGCCTGTTATCGAATGAATCTGGGAATTTACGGCGCGAAGGCCTGCTCAAACACAAACGATATTTCAACAAAACCACCGTTCGGGAATGTGGGACTGACAGAATCAGCTTTGACGCGGTAAAGTTTTTTCTCCCCCCATGGATTCACCCACCAGAAAGACTTGATGACATGGCTAAGAAGAAACTCCCGCACCGGCTTCATGGCTGCCACTTTCCCGCTACACGTTAAATTCCATGTTTCGGCAGCCGTGTTAATCCCGGCGCTGGCAACCTGTTTATAGCCATCACCAAATTGCGCCTGCAACGTGACCACATTGGTTGTGCCACTTGCATCGGTGCGGACGCACCAGGTAAACGTATCGATTGCCATATGTTTTCCGAAATGAACCGGAATATCACGTCCGGCGATAAAGGATACCGCCTGGCGATATTTCTTTTCGCAGGCGATCAGTCAGGGTCTTCTGCACAATACCTTCAAGCTGTCTGGCGGTGCTGGCTGTGCTTGCGTTATTCACCTCGTCACCCGAATCGCCCTGGGTGATAGAGACAGGGGCATTAATGTTGAACATCGTGCCACCACCACCCACTGCGCCCAGAGCCCGGACGCCGAGCGATCCATCAGATGCACGGGTAAGTGGCATGATAGCCTCCGGCCCGGCCTCGCCCATCAGACCAGCACCTTTGGCGAACGCAAACATGGTCGGGCTGCTTACGATGCTATTACTGAACTTGCTGAGATCTGCTGAGTCATAAACGCCACCTTTAGCATTGAGCTTAATTCCCGCCGCGGCTGAGTTGTATGCTCCTGAGGGAGTCGAGCTGGCAGATGAAGCCCCGAAACTGAACAGGGAGCCAATTGAGCTAACAGCACTGGCTATTGCCATGTTAACCATTACCTGCTCAATCACCTTGAGCACACTGACACCCCAGTCTTTCCAACTGGCCTTGTTGTCGTTAAGCATGTCGACAATATTGCTGCTGATCCCGGACATAGCACTTTGCATGGCGCCTGCAGCCAGTGAAGCATAATTTGTGGAGTCATCGACCCAGTTAGCCAGTCCGTCACGCGCGCCGGTTTCGGTGAACGAACTGGCCGGATTGTCATTGACCAGACGGATCCAGACATTGATCTCCGGATCGCTGAGATGCAGCGACGGCTGTAATCTGCTTTCAGCCAGCGCCGGAAGCGAGACAGCAGACGTCGCAGCGAGAGACTTTCTGCCTCGCTGTGCCATCACTTTTTCCTTTTTTTCTGGACGTTTTTAATAAAAAGACTGAGGGCGCGGTCTTTAAGATTTTGCCGTCAGAGTTTTACCCCTCCCCCTGCCCTTCCGGGCTGACAAATGAGAATTGCTCTCACTTCTCGATGATGCGCAGGTTTTCGCGGGACTGACAGTGTGGCACCAGTCGTTCGCCGGAACCGATGGGAATGGTCAACGTAACCGTGGGCAACGTCTCGCCTACCTCATGATGGAAGTTGATCGCAGTTAGTGAGCTGAAGCTGATGCCATCGATACTCAGTTCAACCAGCTTACCGTCACGGTATTCAATCTTCATATCTTGCATTGCGTACTCCTTTTACCAGATAACCCGTCCTTCACTGTCGAACTCTGTCACCGTTCCACCCTTCTCCATGCGCTGCTTCACTGAGTCGTGACAGCGTTTGCAAAGTGACTGAAGGTTTTCCGGGTCGTGAAAGAGTGTTTCATCACCCTTATGCGGTGTGACGTGGTCAACGATGGAGGCCGACACCACCTGATTACGCTTGAGATGAAACTCGCACAATGGCTGCTTCTGAAGCTGGTGATAGCGCAGGCGATACCAGCGCTTGGTGTTGTAGAGGTTATGCCAGGGTGAACAGGAGGCCATATTCACTCCAATAAAAAAGCCACCAGCGGATGCCAGTGGCTTATCAAGTGTAAGGTGAAGTGTCATTCTATGCGTGGCGGACCAGCAACCTAACTATCTACTCAGAATATGAATAGCTTCCTTAAGGTTTGAATCGATTTGTTCCCTTACTAACATCATGTTGGCTTCAAACCATCCAATTTCTGCCACACTAAACTCATGCCCAGAGCAAATGTCATTTAGCATGCTCATTTTAACCTGCCGTGGTTCTTTGCCATGTAAGCCTTTGAGCATTCCATGCGCAAGTACAGGTGTAAGCTGCATTTCCTCCAGGTTTAATCCGTATGAAATCATTACATGATCAGAGAGAGCGGTCATTAGTCTGGGTGAGCTGACACCTCGCTCCATGATCGCCGCAACGATAATGCTCGTGCAAACTATATGCAGCGTAGTCTCATCGAAGCGCTCTCCAGCCGCTAATTCTCGGAAGGAAACTCTCATTGCAGTCATCAAATCTGTGACATGATTTTTAACTTTTACTGCAGCGCGACCACGTTTCAAAATTCCAATCACCCTTTTCCCTCTTTAGCCGTGAAAGTGTTAACAGCTTGTCAGGGTATCATCTGAGGATCAACTTTTTCTCATAGAGAATGATCTGGGGGCATTATCACAGACACTCAGTGAATGCCTGCTGTAATGCCTTAGCCGCCGGAAGTTAACGGTTTACCCAGACTCACAGCTGAAAGACTTTCTTCGATGTGCGCGTGCGATGCGCAATAAAAAAGCCACCAGCAGATGCCAGTGGCTTAGATATCTAATAAAAATGTGCTAAAACGATAAAATTCCGCTAACTTGCATTATTGCCGTAGGTTAAAAACAAACATCTATGCAAGATCATCTTAGTAAGTATTGCAGAATACTTGAGTACCAATTTGATTACAGTAAGTTTGCTTGGGCTGCATCGCTCGCATTGATTGGTTGAAACTCTGTAAATTCTGCTGACGTATTTGTTCATCGTTCATTTTCTTTTGATAATCAGCCGATGCATCTGTCGTATAACCTTCTGTATTGGGACGCTGGGCAGTTATTTTAATTCCATCGGGGAAACTTGCCGTATCGATATGCTGACTATAGCTTTCTGATACACCGCTCGCCCAGACTGCCTGACATGCTTCCGTAAACAATCCCCCTCTTCCATCAATAGAAGTCTTTGGGTAATAGAGATTTAAGGGTGTGTATCCTTTCTGAGTACCATTACAAATGACCATGGCTGATTGAGGTGTACTATCGTACTGCACCAGATAGCCAGAAGAGGCACATCCTGTAATCAACATAACAGTAACAGCACAAGTTAATTTAATGAGTCTAAGCATGAGATTCCGCAGCAACCTATTCATATTATTGTTAAATGAGGCAGGATTATAACTCAACTTCTTCACTTTTCGTTTATCAGGTGACCAAAAAAACAGGAAGATAGATTATGCTTCGGATGGCATAAATACATTCAATAAGTGCCTGCTGTAATGCCTTAGCAGTCGTCGTCCGGTTTCGCTACTGAGCGACAGGCAAACATACAAGCTTTCTGCATTTCAGTTTTAGCCATGGCAACCCAGCGTGGTTCAGCGCCAGCCTCCTTTGCGGTGTCCAGCAAATTGAGGAAATGGCGGCTCACATCTTTAAGACGGTTCATCACCTCAATGTCACCTTGCGTTAAAGTTCGGTAGCCCTTTACTGTGCTGCCGTCCTGCCGTCCTGCGGTTTTGCTTCGCTCATTGATTTACCTATTGGTTGAAGGGCCAGCTTCGCGACGCTTCACAGCGTGGCTAACCGTGTTGTGCAGAGTGGAGAACATCATCAGGCGCTCTGCTCGAAAGCGCCTGGGGCTGCTTACTGCTGCTGCACATGCTCATAATGAGAAATGGTCTTTCCCGCCGGATTCATCACATATGCAACCTCTCCCTCTTTGAGGAAGATATTCTGGTCCATGCCAGACACAGCAATGCTGTGCTGGACAGGATTGAAACCTACACTCAGGCCGCAATGGATCTCTTCTCCGCCGCCCGGCGACATTACTTTGACTGTCAACATGCTTCTTCTCCTGTTTCTGTTAATAAAAAAGGCCGCCATTGGCGACCTTGGAAAATTTTTCGATTCGATAACTATGATGTATGGCAGGCCCGGCTGCAGTAATAGCATCCATTAGACTGTGGGTAAGTTTTCTTAGCCTCCCTGACCGCTGGAGAACAGGATTCGAAAATACCCAGGAAGAGCCGGTTCCTTTCTTCTGGCAACCTTGTGCACGAACTTACGTGAACTTCGTGATCACCATTTAACTGCGAGTTTTTGTTAACGTAGTAATAATGTCCCATGATTGATTTCCCAGAGTTACGCTGCTATATGCAGCAACTGGGATGGTAATACTTTTACCGCCTCGTACTCTCCGATATATCCTTAAATCTTGGACGGGTTCACTTTAAACATTGCTGTCGGATGTAGTCCTGCAAATAGCCAACCTGCTTCGTTACTGTTTCGATTCGCTCTCTGAGGGTGAAATAATCCCGTT